CCTTATCCGGCCTTGCGGCCGGCTCTGCTGAAAAGCAGGTCCTACTGTGAGGTCTCCATAGCTGTTGTAGCCTTAGGAGAAAGTCAATGGTGAAGACTCCAGCACCCCAAAAGGGCGTTTCTGCGTATACGGTCAATCGATCGTTTGTCGCAGATCGGATAATCACCAGTGCCACTGGCACTAAGACTTCTTCAAAGCCTTCCGCCGTCCTTTCTGCCTATAATGGGCAGGTCGCTAGTCGTACGAGCAATAAGCCACGTATGATTGGCGGGAAATTGTGGAAGCCCATGTCGGGCTACTCAAGATCCGGATGGATTGTTACCAGAACTGATGGTTTGATTCTTGTCAACCATCGTACTGGAACAGAGGCTTTTAGGCAGACGGGTCCGTCTCTAAATAGCCAAGGTCCCACTTTCGTGAGCCGTCATTTCTTAACTGACGGTACCTTGGTCCCAATCGATGCCAATACTAAGGCTAGATTGGACACTGAGCTTCTTTTGAAGCTCGGCGATAAGAAGGCGGATTACGGGGCTGAGCTCGGCGAAGCCGGGTCCACGCTTGCGCACCTTTGCCATACGGCAAAGAGCGTTATTGGGGCTTACAAAGCCGCCCGTAGGGGTGACTTAGCAGGCCTTGCCCGTTCCCTCGGCGCCTCTCCAAAGAATCTTCGGAGTGGGGGCACCGCGGCGTCCCGTTGGTTAGAGTACCAGTTTGCATGGTTGCCCATGTTGGGCACCATCAAAGACTCTGCTGACCTGATATCTAATGGTTTTCGTGACCAGAAGATGTTGGCGAAGAGCGCGCGTAGTCTTAGCGACCACACGTCTGGTAGCGACTCGGTCCTGGCAGGCGATCGTAAGTGGACTTCCTCACGGAAGGACTCTGCGATCGTATACTACCGGGTAGGAGACAACGTTGCTTCTACTTTGCACTCTTTGGGTCTTATCAACCCTCTGAGCGTAGCGTGGGAGTTAACTCCGTACTCCTTTCTTGTTGATTGGTTTATGCCAGTTGGCAATTTCCTTGAAGCTCTGACCGCAACACTTGGTGTTACGTTCATCGACGGATGCTACGTTTCGAAGGCGGACATGTCACTCACTTTGAGCAACATGATCTACCCTTCAACATTCGCGCTCCAACCTGAGAAGGTTATCGCGAACACGCCCACCGTAGTCACGGAGGCGAGTAGCTATCGTAGGATTAGGATGACTGGATTCCCAGTTCCCAAACCCTACTTTAAGAATCCGTTTTCCACTAAACACGTACTCAGCACACTTGCGCTGATACGCCAACTCAAAAGGTAAGGCAGATGCCCCAACTTCAGAATGTGGTCCTCAAGGATCGCAAGTCGACACCTGTCGACCATACGTTCACGCCCAAAGACATAGTCGATGGTGTAGCAACGGTTGTTGAGACCACGGGTGTACCTGTGGGCAACTCGCGTCTGTCACTTTCGCTGCGTGAGACCAACGGTAACGGAGGTCGTTATAAAGCGCAGCTTAAGCTGGCTGTTCCGGTGGTGGCCACTGAGGTCATCAACGGGGTTTCGTCCCCTAAGGTAGTGCGCACGGCTTACGCCGATGTGACATTTACCTTTGATCAGACCTCTTCGGAGGCTGAGCGGAACGACTTGGTCGGTATGCTGGCTGACGCACTTGCGTCGACCAAAGTGCTGGTCAATGATACCGTCGTCAAGCTCCAGAACGTCTATTAATTTAGATCGACTGGACCCGCATATGCGGAACTTGATGATAACAACAGGTTTGTGTATCCTGCTGTCCGGTTGCAGTATGACCTTTGAGGTCAGCTGTGATTCAAAGCTTGAGCCATGGACTTGTAGACTCGAACCACATGGAGAACTATCCCGTGTCCAGGAAGAAGTACCAGCTGAGAACAGCGGACTTTCCCCTTTCAAGGAGTCTTACTGACGAATTCGTCGCAGATCTTAAGGCGGTGATCGAACTCGATCCATCGCCTGAAGCGACTTATCTGGGTGAACAGTTTCTAACGAAATTTGTTGAGCTAGATAAACAGAGTGCGTCTTTGAGACGGTCTCGGGCCATTGAAAAGTGGCTTAAAACCGAAGCGACTAACTCCATCACGAATAGTCGGCTGAGAGCCTTTGCAGGCTCAGATTCAGTCGATGTTCTGCCTGGAATCTCCGCAAGGAGGTTCCTGGACAGACTACGCGTGATCGTTGCTCAAATTGTACCGTTTACTCCTTCCTTAGATGTCGCCAATGGCGGTTTCAGTGGAGGTGCGTCGACTAGTGCAAGGCGAGCTGAGAGCCATCCAGCTCTCAAGTTCCTTGATAAAGCAGACGTTACTAGACCAGCTCTTCCCGTATTCCGTGAAGTAATTCGCGGGACTCGGTGGGCTGACCATTTTGGTGATTCGGGATTGGAACCCCGTTTCGTTAGTGGCAACGTCCTGTTTACTGTCCCTAAGAACGCAAACATAGATCGGGTTGCTTGCAAGGAACCTGATTTAAACATGTTCTTGCAAAAGAGTCTGGGTAACCAGATTCGCTCTTGCTTACGCAGAGCCGGGATTGATCTTAACGATCAGTCTCGTAACCGAGAACTCGCTCGCATTGGATCAGTTACGGGAAGTCTTTTGACTCTCGACCTGTCCTCTGCAAGTGACAGTGTCACTATAGAGCTAGTCAAAGCGGTTATGCCGTCAGATTGGTTTTATTATCTGGATCTCTTTCGGTCTCCTTTAACTGAGATTGATGGTGTCCAGCACGTGAACGAGATGTTCAGTTCAATGGGTAACGGTTTTACGTTTGAGCTGGAGAGCTTGCTCTTCTATGCTATAACGCGGACCGTCGCCTATTTCGCTGGCGTTCGAGGCGTGATTTCCGTGTACGGAGACGATATTATCGCTCCAACAGAGATAGGTCAAGACCTTATCTCTGCTCTGAGTTTCTACGGCTTTTCAACTAACGTTGATAAGTCCTTTATGGACGGACCCTTCCGGGAAAGCTGTGGAGCTCATTGGCACGGTGGCCTAGACGTGTCGCCGTTTTATTTGCGGCAGCCGTTTAGGTCGGTTAGTGATCTTATACTGACGCTAAACCAGCTAACTGGCTGGTCTAGTCGTGTACTTGGTGTTGTTGATCCTCGTTACGAGGAGATCATCATCAAGTATGCTCAGTATGTCCCAAGTGACCTTTGGGGTGGCGATGACTTAACGTCGCGCCAGTCTTTGGTTACCGGCCACACGGCTCGTAAAGAGCTCGTTGAGGTTGTTGAGGAAATCCCCCACGATCATGTGGGGGGTCTCCTCTTTTGGATGTTCTTGGCTGTAAGCAATTCCAGTCCAGAACGAGATCCTATCGGATCATCCGGATCGCGGACCCTCCCTTACAAGAGGATTCGTACCCGGCGGATAGTAAACAGACCTGACGTGCCCGTGTTCCTAAGAAGGTTCGCGGACGTTCAAGTCAAGGCCAGCCCACGCTAGTGGGAAGGTCCCGACCTAGCAAGTCGGTGGGTGGTTAAGCG